ATGGCAAGTGGATTGAGAGGGAGAATAGCATACTCTTTATGAATCTTGCTTATGAAAGAAATATGAGTACGAAACAATAACGGAGATTACATATGAAGTATAGGAAAGACTTTGTAACCAACAGTAGCAGTTCGAGTTACATATGTGAGATATGCGGAGCAGATGCTCACGGAATGGATTTGAGCATAAGGGATGCCGAGATGTGCGAATGTGTAAATGGGCATATCTTTTGTAATGACCATTCCCTCGAAAGACCGAGTAAGGAAGAAATGCTTAAAGATATTCTTGCAAGAGGATTGGACGATTACTCCGAAGAAGAACTTCGAGAAATGAGCGAAGATACTCTTTACAATGATGTGTTCACGGATGGTGGATGTTATGACGTTCCGGAAATGGTTTGTCCTATCTGCCAATTCATTGAGTATTCAGAGCAAGACCTTTCCGCATATCTGTTAAAAGAATATGGAGTTCCAAGAGATGAGGTATTCGCAGAGGTTAAAAAGGTAAACAAGAGACGAAGAAAATTATACGATAGCGAATATATCACATATGTTTGTCAAAAGCATAACCTAATTCCCGCCGAAATCGTAAATGGCTGGAAAGAGAAATTTGGAACTTACGAAAATTTTTCAAATTTTATAAAATAATTTTGAAAAACCTCTTGACAAACTAATAAAAGTGTGCTATAATAAAGACACTTCAAGAGAAAACCGACTAAACCAAGGTCGGTAAACTTCAAAGAGTTAAAAATAAGATAGAATAAATTCAAAAACAACTAATTGAGTAGTGAGTATAAAGCCTCACGCAATATGCCACAAGTACGAACCTCTCCATCGGAGACCGTACAACTCCGGAGAGGGTGGCAGCGATTAGAAGTCTGGTGTAGGTGGACAGCATACTCGCTGGGTAAGTCCGGCGGGTGGGGCAAGGTTCGAGTCCTGGCGGCTTCGACCAAGAAGAAAATCGCTTAAAAGTGTTGTGTGTGAAAAATGTGCGTAAACAAATTAAAAACGCTGGTCACAAGGATGGATTAAAAAAGACCGTGAGAACGTGGTTGCAAACACAAACCTCACCGCACATCCCATAGGTGCGAGTCCTATGGCTCAATTACATATGCGGATATAGTGTTCAACGGTTAGCACATCTGCCTTCCAAGCAGGGAGTGGGAGTTCGAGTCTCCTTATCCGCTCCATTATATTGCGGTGTTGCCAAGCGGTCAAGGCATTGGACTTTGACTCCATTATCCGTAGGTTCAAATCCTACCACCGCAGCCAAATAGGAGATTAGTTTAATGCAGAACAGTCGCCTCCAAAGCGAAAAGACGAGGGTTCAAGTCCTTCATCTCCTGCCAGCAGAAAGAGGTCAAAAAATGAATTGTGTTAAATGCGGAAAAGAAATTCCTCGTTATGCAACTATTGATGGTTTTGTCAGAAAACTTGTTCGTAGAAAACACTGTTTAGATTGTGTTCCGTTTGGTTCACATGGCGGTGGAAGAATGCCGTTAGACGATACATCTTACAAAAACTGTCTTAATTGTGGAAAGAAATTAACAAATAGACAAACAAAATATTGTAGTAATCAGTGTCAACACGATTATCATTATAAAGTTTATATTGATAATTGGAAAAATGGTATCAATTCTGGAACAAAAGGAGAGGCTTGGATTGATGTATCAGGGTTCATTAAAAGATATATCTTTGAAAAGTACAACTATAAATGTGCAAGGTGTGGTTGGGCAGAAATAAATCCTTTTACAAAAACATTGCCGTTAGAAATAGAGCATATTGATGGTGATGCAACAAATAACGAAGAATCAAATCTGGTTTTGCTGTGTCCGAATTGTCATAGTTTAACAAAAACATATCGTGGAGCAAATAAAGGGAATGGTGTTAGAGACATAAAATGGTTATCACGCAAAGGGAAAACAACCAACTCAAAATGAGCCGGTAGCGCAGTTGGCAGCGCATATGACTTTTAATCATAGGGTCGGGAGTTCGAGCCTCCCTCGGCTCACCAATGTCCGAAAGGACATAGTTTTTCATTGTTGTGTGGCTATCAATAATCATCCTTCTAAAAAATGAACTTGAAATTCAAATAGTAAATTTGATTATTGGATTACCACGATTTCCTTTTTAAGCGGCTATGCTGGAACATCCTTCTAAAATTCTTAAAGGGTAAGTATATAGTTCCAGCAATTCCCGCATAAACAAAAAATCAATTTATAAGGAGAAATAAAAATGAACGCAACTAACAAAATTTTACTTCGCAGAAAGCATCTCGTGGTTATCGAGCCTAACAATGCGGAGTACGAACAGAGCAAGACCGAAAACGCATTGGTCGTTTCCATGATGAAGAATGTACAGTCTCTTGGCTTTACTTTCTCCAAGGAACTTTTTGAGACCTTGATGCATTGTGGCAAAGATGAGTTGAAGAAATTCTATACTGAACTCATTCCTGAACTCAAAGCACTGGTCGGAGCAGATGTTACATATAGACCAATGTACCCCAACTTCCCGGAGCAAGTCGCAGAGGCTTCCGATGTTGAGTTGTTTATCAATGCCATTGTGCATTACTTTACTCTCGGTCAGTTAATGCCCGAATATGAGAAAAATGAGAGATTACCCCTCATTGATGTGGATAAAATGACAGTTTTATCCATCGGAAATAGCGAGGATTTAATGAAAATCCTTACCAATCTTGCCTCCAGCAAGACCTCTATTTCCCAGCAAGATAAAGAGGACATCATAACCATTATCAAAGCAACCCCCGATTATGCAAAGTACCTTCCCGACACCATTCCTCTCAAAGAGAATGTTGCCCTGATTGGTAAACTCATTATCGAGGAAGCACCTATCAAATCCGCAGCACCTATCAAGAAGTATTTCAAGACTGCAACCGATGTACTTCGTCTCGTAACCGCAATGTCCGATGGAGACATTAGCCTTGCGGCAAAGACCAAGTATAGAAGTCTCAAACGTTGTGAGAGAAGAATCATTCTTGACCTCTTGGCAAACTGCGGTAATATCACCGAGGACTTGTACCGTTATCAGTATGAGTGGATTCGTGTAGCCGAAATCCTTCATCCTTTCGAGTACAAGTATAAGAAGTACAACGGAGTAAACAAGGCATTCAATACTCTCCGTAACGAGAAGAAGCCTTTGATGTTCGGCGGTCAGGTTCAGGCGGCAATTCTTAAAAAGGATATGAGAACCGCTGCGACCTTGCTGAAGGAGCGTCCTGGCGAGTTTGCAAGACAACTTGACAAGGTTCTCCGTGATTCCGATAACGCAAATTATATCTTGAATTGTTTCAAGGATGTTGCAACTTCTATTTCCACTCCTGTGCTTTTGCAGGTAAGACAGCACTTTATCGGAAGAATGGCAGAGCAGAGAACTCCTGTCAGAGTATTCTTCCCCAAGGGCAACCTCGCAAGAGCAATGTCTATCAAGAACGAACTTCCCGCCATTGATGCAACCATTTGCAAGAATGTAGCGAGAATTTGCCGTGATGCTCTCATTGAGCAGTACAAGGAGAAAGACTTCCTCGGAAATGTTTTCGTTGACGAAGATTTCAAGCACTATCTTGTACCTTTCAGCCAGAGAAGCGCAAGCAAGGCAGTTAAGACGATTGTTCGTGGTAGCAAAGTTCCTGTAAAGGAAGATGCATCTGCGGTTCGTGCATTCATTTGGTGGACGAATATGGACGATTCCAAGAACGATGATTATTGGAACAATGGTCGTGTGGATATTGACCTTTCCGCAGCAATCTTTGACGAAAATTGGAATTACCTTGAACACGTTTCTTACACTCATCTTCGTTCCTCAAAGTACAAAGCATATCATTCCGGCGACATTACCAACGGTGGTAGCGTTAAGGGCAATGGTGTTGCAGAGTTCCTTGATGTCGATATTGAATCCGTAGGAAAGCGTGGAAGATATGTCGTATATCAGGTATATAACTACACCAGCCAGAAGTTCTGCGACCTTACCAACTGTCGTTTCGGTTGGATGGAGAGGGAAGATGTAAATAGCGGTGAAATCTTCGAGCCTACCACCGTAGCAATGAAGATGGATTTGACCGCAGAAAGCACCGTAGCAATCCCTGTTATCTTCGATTGTGTTGAGAGAAAGTTCATCTGGTGTGACCTCAACCTTGCTATGCCTTGCTCCAATAGAGGCGGTAATAACATTGAAAGCAACATTAGCGGTGTAATCGCAACTTGCTTTGCAATGGCTAATATGAACAAGGCAAACCTCTATGACCTTATCCTTCTTAACGCAAAAGCAAGAGGTAATATCGTAACCGATAGAAACGAGGCTGACATCATTTTCAGCAATGATACCACGAAACCTACCGAGACAGTAATCGAGGTAGACAACGAAAAGGGTATCGAAACTCCTGTAACCAAGGAGAAGGACGTTAAAATCGTTACCACCTTTGATACGGACTTCTTTATGGGAGAACTCCTTTAAGTTTGCAATGTGGCTGTGAATGCCCATCCTTCTAATGATAGGTTCAACTCCTATTGAAAACGTGGATTGTTTTTATAGGGCGTTCAATTTCCACTACAATATTTGCGGCTATCGTTGACCATCCTTCTTTGCCGTAAGGCTCTGGACTTTTAATCTTGATTGAGGTCAACAAATTCCCGCACTGACAAGTTATTCTGGCGGCTATTTAGTATCATCCTTCTATAATAGGGAACTATCTGTCGTAGGTTCGAGTCCTACCGCCTCGACAACCGAGGCGTAGCACAGTTGGTAGTGCAATAGTATTTGCGATACTAAAATTTCCGCTTAATAAAAAAATATAAAAATATTTTTGAAAAACCTCTTGACATAACTATTAAAGTGTGATATAATACTATCGTAGCAAGGCAAGAGGAACTTACCAAACTACTTTTCCGGCTCGTTGAGTTCATCCTTCTAACCTCGAAAGAGGAACAAACTGCTAATTTGATTACGAACTCTAAATTTCCGGATTTACTATATCGGCTATTTGGCTTCATCCTTCTACTTACATAATACCAAACCGCCATACGCAAGGTTCGAGTCCTTGCCATCATCTACAAGGTGGTGTAGCCAAGCGGTAAGGCAGCGGTCTTAAAGAACTTGAAGCCAAAATTTCCGAATCTATTAAAAATAAGATAGAATAACACGGTAAACAACAAGTAAAGAGGTAAAAGAAATGAAGAACACAACCGTAAGAACAAACTATGAGAAAGAATTCCTTGATAGGTTCAATACTCTTTGTAGGTCAAGAAACTCCTGGCAAGTTTGGTCTGATGTAATCACGACTATGGCGTGTGCATTGGCTAACTCGGTCAACAAAGAAAATTCCGATTTTCAGAAAAGGGAAGATGAATACAAAGAATGTATCGAAAGACTTGGAGGTGTTCAAGTACCGTCAGAAATGTTCGCACTTATGACTATGGCTCTTGACGAGAATCCTGAACAAGATTTTCTCGGCTCAATGTTTATGAAACTTGAACTCGGTAGCCATTGGAAAGGGCAGTTCTTTACACCTTATAACATTTGCAAGTTAATGGCGGAAATCAACTGCGAGGAACTTGCAACACAGATTGAAGAAAAAGGCTGGGTATCGGTCAACGATTGTGCTTGCGGAGCAGGTGCAACATTGATTGGCATGGCGAATGCAATGAGACTTCGCAATGTCAACTTCCAGAACCACGCCTTATTCGTTGCACAAGACATTGATAGAGTAGCCGCAATGATGTGTTTCATTCAATTATCGTTGCTTGGTTGTTCGGGATATGTTGTTGTTGCAGATACCTTGACGAACCCTTTGACTGGTTCGGCATTGCAGCCAACTCCTAATGAGAACCAAGAAATTTGGTACACTCCTATGTTTTATAGTGATGTGTGGACTTGGCGCAGGGTGTTTAATTCATTGAAGTAACCAAATCCAAAACCTTATTGAAAATCGTTTTTGCCATGTGTGGTGCGTAACCACGTCTCCTTTTCCTTTCAAATATTTGTCATAAACCTCCTCTAAATTATTGTGTGATTTTTTCGATTTTCAATTAAAACTCCGGTGCAAAGTTAGTCGGTAAAGGTCTTTGCACTATACATATGCCGGGATGGTGGAATTGGCAGACACCCAGGACTTAAAATCCTGTGGTAGCGATACCGTGCGAGTTCAAGTCTCGTTCCCGGCACCAGTATGAATAGATAGCATTGGTGGCAATGTGCCGAAGGCTGTATAGCCACAAGTTTCGGAGAAGTTGGTTCGACTCCAACTCTGTTCACCATATGGTAGGGTGGTAGAGTTTGGCTTATTGCACCAGTCTTGAAAACTGGCGGCGGGTTAAACCGTCCGTGGGTTCAAATCCCACCCCTACCGCCAAATTGAAGTGAGATATGAATAGAAATTTATCCAATATGAAATTCGGAAAATTGCTTGCCGTAGAAGCCACAGAGGAAAGAGATAAAAACGGTTGTGTTTTATGGAAGTGCATCTGTGATTGTGGGAATGAGGCATTAGTTCCTTCGAGAAATTTAAGAAATGGCAAAGCAAAATCTTGCGGTTGTTTACAAAAAGCGAAAGTAAGAGCAAGAAATATAGACACAGCACTTAATTTATTAAATCAGAAATTTGGTAAATTAACTGTGATAGAGAAAACGAATCAAAGAGTATATGACCATGTTGTTTGGAAATGTAGATGCGATTGCGGAAATGAATGTTATGTTGCTTCTCATTATTTAAGAAATGAAGAAACAAGTTCTTGTGGGTGCATTTGCTCCAAAGGAGAACAAAAAATATTAGACATTCTCCGAGATAATGGAATTAAATTTGAGCAGCAAAAGACTTTTGATGATTGTAGATTTCCAAAAACAAATATGTTGGCAAAGTTTGATTTTTATTTGCCGGACTATAATATTTTAATCGAATATGATGGAGAACAACATTTTAGATTCGATAAAAGCGGTTGGAACACAGAAGTTCGCTATATCCAAAGAAAAGAGAGGGATAAATTCAAGGACTTGTGGTGTGAAACCAAAGGTATTAAATTGATAAGAATTCCTTATACAAAATATCCAACGTTGGATTTAAGGGATTTATTATAAATTAAATTGATTGTCGTAGATGCGAAAATAGGTGGCGTACAAATTAAAGGCACATCGCAAAATCGTCATGAGCGAACTCCGTGGTCACTGCTCCTATTGCTGATGGTGACTTGCGACAACTGTATCATTCGAGAAGAAGAAAACTCTCTGTTGTCGGTGAAATGATATATCTGGCATCGGTGCTAAAACCTATTAGACGGTGATATGGCGTTACATCCTCTACCGATACGATAAATCGGGGAACACAAGATGAGAGGGATTATATGTTTATGTGGGATTGGTGAAGAAATGCGGTTCATTGGTCTTTCAGCGGTAATTGTGTGCCGTGAGCGACCTGCATAGTGAGTGCGAGACGAATGAATTGGCGGTGATTAAGCGTTAGTCGGAATTGTATTCCCTCAAAGGAGTGGAAGATTTAGTGTCTGGATTTTTCCGGCGGTTAGTCAGACTTAATAGAGGAAACGCCGCTCTGCTAAATAGGTGTGGCTACGGAAACCAACTAACAGTGTTTAAGCGTAGAGTATGAGGTAGTGCGTTTCGACTAATGCGAGGTCATTAAACAACAATAAGGAGTGGCACAATGTTTAGAAATGTAGTAATTGGTAAGCCGATTGTTGATGTTGAATCATTGCTTGCCACAGATAAGAATGATTGGGAAACCAACGAAAAGAAAGATACTTTATTTACCGATACGAGATTTCTTCCTATGGTTCTGAAAGAGGCGGGAATTGTCTCATCGGCAAGTGAAGTTCGTAGAAATCGTCCTGACCTTGTGGTTAATCTTGATAACCTTGATTGCTTTTGGGTTAAATGGGGTAAAAAGAGACTTTACATTGTCGTAGGAGAATAAACAAAACGGTGGATTGGCGGAACTGGCAGACGCACCAGACTCAAAATCTGGCGGTAGCAATACCTTATGGGTTCGATTCCCATATCCACCACCAATATTGCGGGATGGAGAAGATGGTATCTCGTCTGCCTCATAAGCAGAAGGTCGTAGGTTCGAGTCCTACTCCCGCACCCAATCGAGATATAAGCCAATGGTAGACGGCTTGCTTTGGGAGCAAGAGGCTGTCGGTTCGAGTCCGGCTATCTCGACCATAATTAAAATGCTGGAGGAAAACAATGAAGTACGGTTCACT